AGGCCTTGTAAGCACTGCAAAAGTAAGCAAAAATTAACATGGCACAATGTAAATTGGATAGAAGATGATACAACTACAGCAAAGTATTCATGTGAACATTGTGGTGTGCTTTGGACTGATTCTGATCGGAGATGGTCTGTGCGAAATGGTGAATGGGTAGCTGAAAAAGAGTTTGATGGTATTGCTGGATTTACTATTAACGGGTTGTACTCGCCATGGACAAACCTATCAGATGGAGCGCGAGAGTTTTTGCAAGTCAAGAAGAATCCAGAACAGTTGCGAGTGTGGACGAATACTTATTTAGCGCAAACCTGGGAAGACGAAGGGGAAACCATAGATGACTTTTCTTTAGCTGATAGAAGAGAGCATTATGGGGAGCACATTCCAGAGGAAGTGTTGTTGCTAACTTGTGGAGTAGATGTTCAAAATAATCGTTTGGAACTATCGATTATTGGCTGGGGCAAAGATGATGAATCATGGGTTGTGCAGCATGAAACATTGTATGGTGATCCTTCGACACCCCAACTTTGGAATCTGCTAGATGCAAAACTTTTTGTTAACTATTCAACGAATGACGGTAGATCTTTACCTATTAGAGCAACCTGTATAGATAGTGGTGGGCATTTCACTAACGCGGTATACTCTTATTGTGTTAAAAACTATGGAAGACGAGTTTTTGCAATAAAAGGAGTTGGAGGAGAAGGCAAAGCAATCGCTGGCAGACCATCACGTAATAACATAGCAAAATGTACGCTGTTTCCGATTGGCGTAGATAGTGTGAAAGATTTGCTGTTTGCTAGGATGCGTAATGTCAATGAGGGACCAGGGTTTATCCATTTTCACGATGGTTTACATGACGAATATTTCAAGCAGTTGACTGCTGAGAAAGTATTGACCCGATACACGAGGGGGTACAAAAAAAGAGTTTACCAGAAGATCAGACCAAGAAACGAGGCACTCGATTGCTTTGTTTATGCAATAGCTGCTTTGACCATTTTAAATGTAGACGTAAATTCATTAGTAGGTCAGAAAGTAACTGTAAAGTCTGAAAAAAAGGTGAAATCAAGATCATTTGTACCCAAAACCAAGCCAGGATTTGTAAACAGTTGGCGGTAATATGGCAAATTTATTTGACGCGACACTAGCCCCAGAGGGCGAACCAGACGATTTGATTGTCGGAGACTTTTTGCAGTGGAAAAGATCAGATCTCGTAACAGACTATCCAACAGCTAGTTATGCAGCAAAGTATTTACTAAGAAGTTCCGGTTCTGATAATTACGAAATACAGATTTCAGGTACGGGACAGACCACTCATTACCTATTTACAGTAACCAGTTCTACTTCAGCCACCTTTAACGCAGCAGAATACTTTTATCAACTTGAAATAACTCAAAACAGCGATAACGAAAGAGTAATCGTTGATAGAGGGTTGTTCAGAGTTGTACCTGATTTGGATATCAACAACGCCGATCCAAGATCTCATGCTGAGATTATGGTTACAAAGATTGAAAGCTTATTGCAGGGTAAAGCTGATTCCGACGTTTCTAGTTATAGTATTGCGGGACGATCTCTTACAAAGCTTGATTTCCAAGAGTTGTTAGACGCTAGAAACTATTATAAGAGCGAGGTCACGAGAGAGAAAGCAGTGCTTGGCGCTAAGATGGGTAGGAAAGGCAATATGACAGTGCAAGTGAGGTTCTAATGGCTATACTCGATAGATTCAGACGTAAGCCGATAAAACAAGTAGTAAAGCGTACATATGCAGCAGCGAATACTGGATTTCTATTCAATGATTTCAAAGCATCGGAAAGATCACCAGACTCTGAGTTAAGAACTGCTTTAAAAACCATTCGCAGTAGATCTAGAGATCTAGCGCGTAATAATGAATACGTTAAAAGATATCTCAATCTGTTGAAATCTAATGTCATTGGTAACAGAGGGTTTACCTTGCAAGTGAAGGCATTGGATACCGTGGGTAAGTTAGATCAAGACGGTAACGACAGAGTGGAATCTGCTTTTCGCACTTGGGGCAAGAACGGTAATTGTACAGTCGATGGCAAGATGTCGTGGATTGACGCACAAAAACTCTGTATTGAATCTTTGGCAAGAGATGGCGAAGTCTTTATTGTCAAACACAGAGCAAACGAGTTTCATGATAGTTTCGCAATCGAATTTATCGAACCTGATCAAGTGGATGAGCAAAAGAACGAAAGGCTTACCAATGGTAATGAAGTTCGCATGGGTGTGGAGTTGGATAAGTACAAAAGACCAGTAGCTTATCACGTATTAACCTATCATCCTGGCGACTATGATTACACAACAATGGCGAAGTCACCAAAGCATATTAGAATTACAGCGGATCGGATGATTCACATATTTGAAAAGCTAAGAGCAGGTCAAACGAGGGGAGAACCATATCTTGCACCAGCACTTGCTAGTATTAAACAACTTGGGGCATTAAGAGAAGCTTCCATAGTAAATGCTCGTATTGGAGCAAGCAAGATGGGATTCTTTACGAGTCCTCACGGTGACGGATTTGTGCCGGACGATGCCGATGGAGAAATGCCTATCATGGAAGCGACTCCAGGCACATTCCATCAATTACCAAACGGAGTTGACTTTAAAGCCTTTGATCCACAGTATCCAAACAATGAATTTGATGTTTTCCATAAGTCAGTGCTTAAAGGTATAGCAAGTGCAATGAATGTCAGTTATACATCTTTGTCTAACGATTTGGAAGCAACATCCTATTCAAGTATACGACAAGGTGCTTTAGAAGAGAGAGATCATTATCGTAATTTACAAAGGTTTTTGACTGATCATTTTGTAAGACCAATCTATGAAGAATGGTTATCCTCTGCTATGGAGATCGATTCGTTTGGGATACCAGTTCGTCAATATGATAAGTTCGCAACGATGGCACAATTCAGAGGTAAATCTTGGTCTTGGGTAGATCCGCAGAAAGAAATGAATGCAGCTATTATGGGCTTGAAAAATGGTGTATTGAGTCTCCAAGATGTAGCAAGTAATTATGGCAAAGACGTTGAAGAGTTGATGGCACAGATATCCAGAGATAAAGATGTTGCTGCTCAATTTGATATTCAATATGCGTTAGAACCATATGGCGCTACTTTTAATGCAGTTGATGCGGTTGTTGGGGATGATGATGTCGAATAAACCCACACAAGCAATGATCGAAGAAGCTAAGAGAGGTCTAGAGTGGCGTGCTGAGTTTGGTCGGGGTGGGACGGAGGTGGGCGTTGCGAGAGCGCGTGACATTTCTAATGGGAAAAATTTATCGGATGACACTGTTAAGCGTATGTTTAGCTTTTTTTCTCGCCATGAAGTAGATAAAAAAGCGGAAGGATTTCGCCCAGGAGAAGATGGCTACCCCAGTGCAGGCAGGGTCGCGTGGGCATTGTGGGGGGGAGATCCAGGCTTTGCATGGTCAAGGAGGATTGTTAAATCAATGGATAGATCAGAAGAAAGACAAGTGCAAGGCGTATCAGACGCAGTGTTTAAAGGTTTGCAAAATAAAGTAAAAGAGCACAACGAAAAAGTTGGTGATGTGAAATCAAAAAGAACAAATGTCAGAACCTTGATTGCTGTCTTTAAACGTGGTATTGGAGCATACAAAACGAATCCGCAAAGTGTAAGACCGTCTATGAAGGGAAATCCAGAAGGTTGGGCTTATGCACGGGTAAATTCCTATTTATACGCATTGCGAAACGGTCGTTTCAAAAGTGGCAAGCATGACCAAGATTTGTTACCCTCTGGACACCCTATGAGTACAAAGGATAGAGCTATGGAAGAACATTTAGAGCGACATATAGAGAACGTAGAAGAAGACGATGAAAAGGTTGTCATTACGTTTGCAAAGAAGATGGAAGCTCCACCCGTGGAAGAAGAATCTATGGGGCACATTGATGAAGAGAAAGATCATTATGGCGATGATGAGGATCATGACATGATGATGAAAGATTTGTCTTCAAGTCAAATAAAGATTGATGTTAAAGAGTTTGATGACAATAAAGTGTATCATCGAGCGGAAATGGCGAAACCAAAAAGCATCAATGAAGAAGATCGAACAGCGATCATGTCTATTTCCAGTGAAAGTCCAGTGGAAAGAAATTACGGCAATGAAGTTCTAGTGCATTCTATGGATGCTATAGATCTTAAATTTTTGCAGTCTGGAACTGCGCCACTGCTTATGGACCATGATCAAAAACGTCAAGTTGGCGTTATAGAATCTGTAAATCTTGACTCTGACGCGCGTAGACTACGTGCGAAAGTACGCTTCGGAAGAAGTGCGCTTGCAGAGGAAGCATTTACCGATGTAAAGGATGGAATAAAAGGTAATGTATCTATCGGATATTCTATTAAGAAGATGGAAAGGGAAGACGGGGATAAAGACACGTTTCGTGCTATCTCTTGGCGACCTGTTGAGGCAAGCATCGTTTCTATTCCAGCGGATGACTCTGTAGGAATCGGGCGTAGCACCGCAACCGCAAACAATGAACCTAAAAAAGGAGAAACTGAAATGTCACAAGAAGACATAACGCGGATAACTAGCGAAGCTACGAATGCCGCACAAAGAAACGCTGCTCAAATTATTGAGCTTGGCAATCGTCATGGCAAGATAGATCTTGCACAAAAGGCTATCAATGATGGATTAGGCATTGAGCAATTTCGTGAGCAAGTATTGGATAGCATCGCTAGTACAGGGGCTGTTAACTCACAAGAGATCGGACTTACTGAGAAAGAAGTCAAACGCTTTAGTCTAGTGAAAGCAATACGTGCGTTGGCTAATCCTACTGATCGCAAAGCTCAAGAGCAAGCTGCATTTGAATTAGAAGCATCTAGGGCTGCATCATCAGAGTATGGAGTTGATGCACAAGGTATTATGCTCCCACGGGATGTTTTGAAGAATTGGTCAAGGGATTTAAGTGTTACTAACGATTCAGCTATTGTAGCTGATGATTTTAGGGCTGGTGATTTCATCGACGTTTTACGTAATCAATCTTCAGTTATGAGGGCTGGTGCGACAATGTTGACTGGACTTACAGGACCAGTAAAGATCCCGAAAAAAGCAACAGCAGCAGCGGCAGCTTTTGTTAGTAGCGAAGGTGCAGCGGTATCTGAGTCAGAAATGACTGTTGGACAAGTCACAATGACGATGCAAACTTTGGGTGCCTTTACTGATGTTACTAGAAACTTGTTGATTCAATCCTCTCTTGATGTTGAGAATCTTATACGAGATGATCTTACTCAAGCTATGGCGTTAGCGATTGACGCTGCTGGACTAGAAGGTTCTGGATCAAGTGGTAATCCTACTGGGATTCGCAACACTTCTGGTATTAACGGTAAGTCATTTGCTGGAACGAATCCAACATTTGCTGAAGTAGTGGATATGGAAACGCTTGTTGCAGCAGACAATGCTTTGATTGGAACGAGTTTAGCTTACATCTTAAACCCTGCTCAATATGGAGCTTTGAAGACAACAGAGAAAGCGAGTAATACAGCACAATTTGTTGTAGAGCAACCAGGTAATACTGTCAACGGGTATCCGATTTTTGTGAGCAATCAAGCGACGGCTGGTAAAGTTTATTTCGGTAACTTTAGCGATCTGTTGATTGGAATGTTTGGAGGTGTTGACATTACCGTAGATCCTTACACTGCATCCAACACGGGTACAATACGCATTGTTGCTTTACAGAGCGTAGACGTAGCGGTTCGTCATGCAGTAAGCTTCTGTTTGGGTAGTGCATAACAGAGTAGCTCGATACTAAAAGGGGGCGGTAACGTCCCCTATTAGGAGGTAAAAAATGAAATACGAAGTAATCAAAGGCGTTGTGATTCGCGGCACGCAGTATAAAACTGGCGACACTGTTGA